CCCGTCCAAGCGGTGCCCAGTGAGCCAAGCATGATCAGCAGCGGCGGGTTGTCCACCACGGTGGTGTCGTAGAGCATCCAGCCTAGCACGCCGAAAAATCCGAAGGTAATCAAGAGCGTGAGCACGGCTGGCATGGCTGACTTCGTGGCGGCCTGCATGGTCCGGGCGCTGCCACGGTCAGCGGCTTGGATCTCTTCGAGCTTGATTTTGTTGGATGCCAAGAACTTCTGGAACTCGATTTCTGCCAGCCGGATGGCGCTGATTTGTTCTGGCGTCATCTTGCCGCTGTTGAGTACGTCGGTGACGGCTGATACCGTCTTGCTGTCAACCCCCAGCCTGTCCGCCAGAAATGCCGCTGCAGCGCCGCCCAACGGCCCGCCAAGAGCCGCGCCAAGTAAGGGGGCAAGTTTTTTAAGCCATTCCATTTTGTGTTCTCCAACGCGGGCAACCCGCCAAATAGTGCGGCCCTTTGCACAGGGGGCAAACGGGTTTTACTTGCACAGCACTTCTTTCGCCGCCGCATAGAGGCGCTGGCGATCTTCCAATCCATTCACACCGCCATTGATTCGCCGGGTCAAAAGTACAAATTGCTCTTTGTCGGCAAAGGCATTGCAGCCGTGTGTTTTCCAAAACCAGCCAGCCGACCGTGACGCCAGATCAGGTTCTGCCAGCCGTTCCGGGTTGGCAATCAGGTCCGCGCCCAAAGCTTCGCCTGTGGCCTTGTAATTAGCACGTCCGGTGGTTTGCAGCAAACCTCTTCCGCGAAAGCGCAGCCCGTCGCCGGGGATTGTGTTGCCCAAGTCGTCGCGGTTTTCGTAGTTTCGCTGGGCAAGTGTTGGACCCCAGATTTCCGAAGTCCAGTGCAGCCCGCCGCTCTCATGTCCGACTTGCGCCAAAAACGCGGCCTGCCTTAGTGGTGTGTTGATGTCAAATTCGGCCATTGCCGCCTCGATGTGGGGCAGCCATTCGCGCGCCCGGTCTATGCGCGCACCGGTGCAGATTGCAAGCTGTTGGGGTGTCATGGTTCAACCTCCATTTTTTCGCCCGTGCTGAAACACTCGCAGCCCTCGAACCGCTCCTGCAAGTCTTTTACTTCCAGCTTTGTGGCATCGAGATCGTCGCGCAAATTGACAACCACGAGGCGGATTTCGCCCATCTCTAAAGCGAGTTTTTCGCAAGTGGAAATCATGGCTTAAACCCGTGAGCCGTGGCCCACGACAAAAAGACTGACCCGATGCCAAGGATGCACATCCAAACCAGCCCTGCGAGCGACTTTTCGATGATCGCCTTGCGAAGCTCTATGCTTTGCGCCTCCCGCTGGATGGCCAAACGCACCCACCTTAATTCATCGTCCGTCAGCAAAGTATCCGAGTGGCGCGACCTTACCGCAGCGGCGATTTCGGCCACCAGCTCGTCACGCTCTTGTTTTGTCATTGCTACCACGGCTACTCCTTATTCGTACAAATGTTTTTGCCACTCCCAAGACTTCCGACAGTGCTCAGTCATCCATGGCCTGAACATCAGATCGATCACAGGCACCAGCAGCTTTCCTTGCCACTTACCCGCACGGTGCAAATCCCACGCAGCGCTGCTGGCGCACTCGCCGTGTTTGGCGTTACCGAGGCAGGCGACCGCAAAAAGAAAGGCGTCGAAAGCAACTGCGAGAACGAACACCCTTAGACCTAAGTTCCCTTGGAACAGTCCTGTCGAAAGGAGCGAGAGCAGATAGACGGCTGAGACCAACTCAGCAATTCCGAATGGCGGCATGTTCATGGCGGTCTTTGGCGGGTGTGTTTACAAACCCAGCTTCGCACGCTCAGCCCGACCCCAGTTGCGCACACCCTCAACAAACGCGCCAAACGCGGTCATTTCGGCAAGCTCTGACGCGCTGGGGGTGTACATGCCTGTCGCCGCACCAACGCCAATACGGGCAAAGTACATTTCGTCATCCAGGCTGTAAACCGCGCGGATTTTATCGATCATGTTTTGCCCAATCAGTTTGACGTGTGGGCTACTCTGTTTGATTTGCTCTTTGAGCGCGTCAGGCAGCGGGGTGGGCAAGGTTTCGATGCTCGCGGCAATGGCTGCGGGTTGGTTTGCTGGCAGGGTGTGGCCAGCGAACAGGGCGACGACTGTGCGGCCATCACTCAAGGTGCAAAGCTCTTGGGCAGCTTGCTGGCCTTGAGTTGCGTCAGGCAGGCGCAGGGTGTGGGTTGTGATCGAATCTACAACGCGGCGGTAGGCGATTAAAGAGGTCATGGTGATTGGCTTTCAGGGTGGTTAATAAGTGGCGAAGGCTGGCGGTGCGGTGTTAGAATTGGCGCGTGTCTTTAAATGGTTTGATATGGCTTTATCTATTAATTTGACAGGCGAGCGTTTTGGCAGATTGCTCGTAACTGGCGCAGGCGAGCGGAGGCCGAGTGGCAAAATTACTTGGCGTTGTTTGTGCGACTGCGGTGCAAATAAAGACATAACCCCCGCCGATCTGAGGCATGGCGGCACGAAGTCCTGCGGCTGCTTTAAGCGCGATGCCGCCGTTGCAAGACTGAAGGGTGTGCAAAATCCAAATGCGATAAAGCGCCATCCTCTTTACAAACGATGGAACTCCATGAAGCAAAGATGCACAAATCCAAAAACACCGTTTTACAAAAACTACGGGGGTAGGGGTGTAAAAATTTGCGCTTCTTGGATGAATTCGTTTGAAGCATTTGTGAGTGACATGGGCCTGCCGCCGAGTCCAAAGCACACCATAGACCGCAAGAACAATGACGGCGACTACTGCCCTGAAAATTGCCATTGGGCTGACCAGTTTCAACAGCACCGCAATCAGCGCACTTCGATCAACATCACCGTCCGTGGTGAAACCAATACGCCCAAGATGTGGGCAAGGAAACTTGGAATTAATTTTCAGCGCATAACTTACGCATTTCGCAAAGGTGGGATTAAACGCGCCACGGATTTGGTTGAAAGCCTTGCCGCATGAATTCAAGGCCCAAACTCCCGCATTCGAGGAGTTGTTCCAGTTCCCACCGGCTATCGGGCACATATTAAGACGCCTCCCTTTGGGTTCCAGCCATCTGGATACGTTGCTTTTCAGAGGCTATCCAGCCTCCAATCATCCGGCCCAACTCATCAACCAGCCGGCTGATTACCAGGTAACGATGCGCAGCAGTTTTTTCAGCGCCGCAGCCCGCTTTGGCCCCATCCTTGAACTCAAAATAGCCCAACTCAAACGCCAGTCGAAGCAGCATGCGTAGCTGCTCGTGACACACATCTAAGTGAGTTAAGCTGGTTTTCTTTTGATAGCGCTTTTGGCTTTCCACGACAAAGCCGTAAATCTCATACGCTTTGCAGCGTATGGCTTGCGATAGCCCGAACTTCTCATGGCTTGGGAAGTGGTTCAAATACAGATTCATTTGCTTTGCAAACGCAATAAACTTGACATCGAGCTTGGCTTCATCGTGTATGCCCATCGCTATCGCTCAGGCGGTCAAAGATACAAGGCGGAACGGCAACCGTAGTACCCGCCCGTCGAACCGCGAACCTCGTTGCAAGCCAAGGCCCAAACTCCCGCATGCGAGGAGTTGAGCCAGCTCCCACCGGCTATCGGGCACATCTCATTTGGCCGCGCGTCGTACATGTAGTCATTGCCAAATTGATTGCTACCCCCCACACCACCAACCAGCGGCACGCCCGCCCCGGCCATGGCCCATGCGGTGCCGCTGGTGGCCTCGCTGAGCACTTGCGCGGCAGAGCCAAAGATTTTGTTGCTGCTGCTGGCTGTGAGTGACTGGTAAGTGGTGCCAATGTCTGTGTACATGGCGGCCAACCCGGTAGCGCCCCAGCAATCGGTGGCCAGTGTGTTGCTCGCGGTGATGGTGTTGACATCGACTGCGGTGTTGAGCAGGTAAAAGTTGGTGCCGTTGCTGGTCAGGCCAAAAGGGGTGATCTCCCAAACGAGGCCGTTGAGGTCTGCCACCCCGCAGTTTTGGCCGTTGTGGGTGGTTTTGCTGAAAAAGTTGGCGCTGCCTGTTTTCCCACAACCTGCGTACGTGGCGTTGCCGTCATGCACATAGGCAATGGTGGCGTCATTGGTGTCACCCAGCGCGTTGTTATTGTTGCCTTTTGGGAAATTGGTGCTGCTTGCAGAATACCAAGCGTTGTAAGTGGTGCCGCTGGATGCACTGCCATGGGCCAGCGACAACAGGGCCAGGGCGGCGTTCTGGAAAAGGGTCTTGGGGTGAAACGATGCGCCCCGCGTGCGGGCCACACCAATAGCACCGTAAAAAGCGTCCGCCTGACCAAGAACTGAGAACGGCGTATCGGTCAACCCGCCCCGGATTGCGCTGGAGAGCACCACGCCGTTTTTGAGGCTGGAGGCAATGGAGCCATTGCGGCTGACAAGATACTTGTCCACAAAAAAGCCGGGGCGAATGCTGCCGCCGTTATAAAAAGCCCGGTGCAGTGCGTAGCCTGCGGCGTTGGCGGTGGCAACATCCGCAAAGTACGAAAAGGCTTTGACATCACACACATTGAGCGCAAAACCATTCGCACCGGTGCCGTACTTGTAATAAAACGCGGGCACGTAGCACATGATGGAGCCGTCGCTGTACTGGTAGTTGCCGTAGTTGTCGCTCGCCGGGTCTTCGGTGCCGTACAACTTGGCCATGTTGGTTGGCAGGCTGGGTGCAATGCCTACGCCAAAGCCCTGCTGGCCTGCGGTGCCGATGTGATTGATGGCCCCGGCTCCGGTGGCGGTGCCGATGCGGATGCCGTTCGGAAAGGTGACAGGCGTGCCGTCAGGGGTTTGGACGGTGCGGGCGACAAGTGTGCTCATGGGTTGTTTCCTTGGGGGTGGGTTTAATGGATGGACCACGTGGCGTTATCGCTCACGGTGACGGTGATGCCTTCGCTGATCGTGATGGGGCCAACGGATGCCGCGTTGTAGGTGCTGGCAACCGTGAAATCAGCGGTAATCTTGCGGGGGTTGAGGCGGATTGGGCTGTCGGGGTTGGTGGCTTGGGCGGTGCTGGCGTAGGCTGCAGCGGCCAGAGCGCTTGCGGCGGCGGCGGCGGCGTTGGTCACAGGGCTTTGGGCGGCTACGGCGGCGGCGGCGGCGTCACACAAGATGCGGTCGGCTTGGGCGGCGTTGGCAGACACTGCGGCGGCGGCTTGCTTTGCGTTGACATCGGTTTGCAACACATTGGCCTCGGTGGCAAACGTGGGCAGCGCGGTCATAAATGCGTCACCACGGGCGGCAAATGTGGCCGGATCGCTGCGGGTGGGTGGTGTGGGTAAGGCGGTGATGGCCATGGTGTTGTCCTTTGCTTGGGAGGGGTTAGTTGGTCAGGCCTTCGACTTCCAAGGCGCAATAGCTCATGGTGGGGTATGCCACGTCAATCGAAAAATCTTTGTAAAAGCCGTAGACCTGCAGCGGGGCGTAGGTCACATCGTCCGCGCCAATCCAAGCGCAGGGAGTGGCGCGCAGGTCAGCGAGCACGCGCTGCACCTTGTTCATTTGCACGTTGTCGAGCATGAGTTTTGCGCTCATGCGCTTGCTGTAGGCGCGCCGGACAAAGGTGGTAATGCCAAATTCGTCCGTCACCTTGCGGCTGTAGTCGATGATGCCCACGCTTGCGCCATATTGGGTGTCGCCCAGCGTGTAAAAGGTGCCCACCAAACAAATGCCGCATTCCACGGTGCCGGTGCCTGTGAGCACTACGGTAATGTGAGCGTCACCATAGGGTGGCAAGTCGGTCAACACTACCTCGGCAAGCTGCACAACAGGCTCAAAAAAGTATTGATACCAGTCGGCAATGATGGTGCCGTCGAGGTCTTGGCTCAGGGTGTAGACGATGTTGCCAGCCAGCGCATCACGCACGGTCACAGCAATGTTTGACCCCACCAAGCCAAAGAGCGCCAGGCTGTTGACGTAGCCGGGTTTGAGCACAACGGTTAGGCTGGTTGACTTGGTGGTGGCGGTGCTGATTTCGCCATCGAACATGGCCCATTTGTTGGAGGGCGCAATGTCCAGCCAGTTGGTGGTGTCGCTCTCGGGCGCGGTGGCGGTGGTGCCTGCTACCAGACGCTGATAAAGGCGCTCAGTGGTGGTGCGCAGCACGATGTCATCCAGCACATAGGCTGTGGCGGCGTTCCATGCGCTGTAGGTCTCGGCTGCGTCCGTGCTGACCAGCATGGCCGCTGTGAGGGTGGTTGGTTTTACGACTTTCATGCAGCCACCGTGTTGATGGCGTCTTCGCCGTTGATCACGCCATCCAAGGCGCGGGCGGTTTTGCCTGTGTTGCTGGCGGTGGCTCTGGCTTCGGTGCGCAAGCCTTCCACCTCTTTTGTCAGGCGTTCGATCAGCGCTTCAAGCCGCGCCATGTCGCGCCCGTCGCCGCCTGCACTGCGCACACCAAGATTGCCGCCAATGTTGACCAGCGGCATGATGGCCTCGGGGCCCGCTTCGCCCATGAGGCCCATGTCAAAGCTGGTGGGTGTGCTGACGACGGAATTGGTAAATGCGCCGCCGTGGGCGTAAACGCCGCCTGTATAGGCATACCTGTCAAATTTGATTTTTAGCGCGTTGTTGAACCAGTTGTAATTCGTGTTGTAGGACTCCGTGTAAATCCCCCCGAGATTCGAGGCGTAATCCCTTATGGCTTTTAAATAATCGTCTGCAGTTGTGTGATTGATGTTCCCGGTATTGGCGGCAGTAGTTGCCGCATTGGAGGCCATTTGACTAAAGTACGCCGAATTGGCTGCAATGGTTTGCAGGTGCCCGGTTGCACTTGCTTGAAGCTGGTAGGTGCCTAAGAAAGCGGAGTTGTAAGCCCCCTGAGCCTGCATGTTTTCACCAAATCCAACTCCCAACAACTGCGTCAAAAACAGTTGCTGCGAGTCGATCAAAATATCGTTGGTGCGGCTGATATTGCTGAACACTGAGAAGATCGGATCACCTGCAGCAAACGCGACGGTTTTATTGGCCCCGGTGGCAAATGTGGCTGTGCTGGTGGCTGTGGCTGCGGTGGCTGTTTTGATGTCCAGAGCAGCCAGCCGAATGGCTTCCAGCTTGCTGATCTGCCCGTCTCCGTTTGAGTCGATCTCTGTGAACAAAGCCTTGAGCTGGGAATCCGTGGCAAGCCCCTGCAAGCCTGCGGCAAACTCCGCGTAGTCCAGCAAGCCGTTTACCGATGTATCAAGCTTTGCAAAGTTGTTGATGATTGCGCTGCTGATCACCGATTGCATCGCATTGACTGCACCCGACACATTGACCCCTGCGGCTGTAGCCGCGACTGTAGCTTCGGTAGCGGCTCTGGCTACTGCGTCGATCTTTGGCAGGCTTTCTGCGGTGTTACCCCGGATGGCGTCCAGCGCTTGCTGCGCCGCCAGCAAGCCTTGCTGCGCCTTGATGCTTTCCGCTTGCGCTGCCTGAAACTTGGCAATCAGGTCGGTCACGCTGGCGGTCAGTGGTGCGCCAATGGCGTTGGCCACTGCCAGCGACTGTGCAAGGTTGTTTTGTGCAATGGTCAGCTCTGTGGTGGCCACTGCCACGGCATCGAGTGCGGCGGCGGTGAGCCGCTCTGGCACGGTCTTGGTGTTTTGCCCCAGGCGTTCGGCCATGGCAGCAACTTGGGCAACGCGGTTCACGATCCCGGCTTTCTCCAAAGCAAAGGCGGTGCCTGTGGTGGCTCTTAGCTTTGCGTCATCAATGGCCGAATTGGCCGCACCGGGAAGGGCCTGCATGGCGTCCTTGTCGCCGCCCAAGGCTGCAGTGAGCAGCTTGCCGAATTGGGCCGTGGGCTGCAGGGTGGCACCGTCAATAAACTCGCGTAACTGCTTGCCAAGGTCTTGCATCTCTTTGGCGGCGGTGTTGGCGGCGTTGGCAAGTTCTATTTGCGCATCAATCTGGATGTTGGCCAGCGTGAGTTGCGCGTCTTGTTGGGCTTTGGCAAGGGCCTCCTGCGCCGATGCTACCGATGTCAGGCTGCTCAGGTAGGCATTGGTTGCTTCTCCGCGCACCGAGTCAACAGCGCTCTGGGTGGACGCCACAACTGAGCGGGCTTGCTCCAGCGCGGAGGTCAACTTATCGACCTCCGCCGTGTATTGGGCTTGTGCGGCGGTGGCTTGGTCGGCTGCTGCTTTTGCATCCTGCAGTGCATAGACCTGCTCCATCAGGGCGCGGGTGGAGTCGTCGCCCGCGTCACGCAGGGCAATGCTGTGCTCTGTCATGGCCCCGGTGAGCACATCAAGCTGGTCTTGCCAGCTTTTGTTTGTGGCGGCCAATGCGTCTGTTTTTTCTTTCAGCGCTTCGGTCGAGGTCTTCAGGTCTTCCTGAGCATAAACTTGTTTGATCAGCTCTTGCGTGGCGGCATTGGTTGTGGTGGCAAGGTCTGCCTGCATAGCCAGTTGGCGCTCGGTTACGGTGCCTTGCAGCACGGCCAGCTTTTGCGTCCAGGTGGTGACCGTGGCAATCTCTTTGTCAACCTCCCTCTGGACGGCCTCGCGCACCTTTTGGGCGGCGGCCTCTTTGGCCGTGGCTTCTTTTTCTGCCAACGAGGCAAGCTCTGTCATGGCGGTTTGCAGGCTTTGCCATTGGGCCAATTTTTCGGGGGTGATGCCGCCGTCAATGGCGCTCACAAAATCGGTTTTGAATGACTCGGAGGTGGTGGCCAGTGTGCTGAAGGCTTGGTCCACGTTGGCCTGCAAAATGGCCATGGGCTCGCGGGTCTCCAGCAGGGCATCACGCACTTGCTTGATGGACCCGGCATAGGCCAGCGTGTTGGTGATTTGCTCCTGCGTCATGGCCCCGGCGCTCAGGCCGTCAAACACACTGGACAGGTAGGCCGGGAGGTCGGAGCCTTGCAGGGCGGCGAACACGGCGCGGCTGGCTGCCAGGGAGATTGCAGCGTCTGACGATGCGGTTTCGCCGCCTGTGCTGTAAAACGAGTTTCCGGCGCGGGCGGTGAGTGCAAAGTTTGGCGACTCGCCATTTTTGCCCGTGTTGCCGCCATAGGCAAACGCGCTGGCCACGGTGCCAATGCCCAAAGACTTGGCCGCGCCTGCGTAGGCTGCCTGCAGGTCAGCCAGCATCTTGT